TGCATACGCTAAATACTGCGATTCAGCAGTAATTGCTGCTTTCACAGCATCAGGCACACAAGCATCAACACAAGCTGCAACAATTGCTGGATTAAAGGCTTATATTGCTAAAGAAGTTCCTGCTGCATATAAGGCTTCAGGAAAGTTTGCTACAAACCTTGTTGCTAATACAGCATGGTGGGAAACAATTCTTGGCAGCGATGACACAACAAATCGCCCTCTATTTACAGCTGCACAACCTTCAAATGCTTCTGGCAATGTTTCAGGTCAATCAATTACAGGTCAAGTTCTAGGACTTAATCTTGCAGTTGATCCACACATGTCAGTAACAACACTTATTGATGAGAGCGCATTTATTGTTGCTCCAGATGCGTTTAAGTGGTTTGAATCTCCAACAACACAATTACAAGTTCAAGCACTTGCTAATGGACAAATGCAGATCGCTCTTTATGGATATTATGCAATTGCTCCTATTTATGGTGCAGGAGTTCGTCGCTTTAACCTTACCTAATAAGTAAGTAACTTAATGCCTACTGGTGCTCCCGCTGGTAGGCAGCTATAAATGGGAGTAATAAGGAGATGACATGCCAATCATAATTACAGCTTCAGAGTTGAGATCTGTGATTGGTGTGTCATCATCCTTATACAATGACGCTTATCTTGAAGGAATTATTGACACAGCCGAAGGCGTGATCCTTCCATTATTGGTTACTTATAGAAGCGCAATCCAATCAACAGTATTAACGACAAATGTCGCAACTTTTACTACACTAGGAATTCATGAATTCACCGAAGGACAATCAGTTGTTATCGCAGGATGCGGAACACCTTACAACGGAACAAGAACAGTCTTGGCAGATAATCTTGGACAATATACCTTTTCGGCATCGATCACTAATGCCGATTTACTCGAAGTTAATGTCATCCCATCCGGAACTGCTACCTTATCTGGCGCATCAACTTATGTTGGAAATCAACCCGTTCGATCAGCAATCTTTGTTGTATCAGTCGAAGTATTCCAATCCAGAGTTGCAGCAGGAGGACAAATCGAAGGAGTAGATTTCTCTCCAAGTCCTTACAGAATGGGCAGATCACTTTTCAATAGATGCGTTGGATTACTTGGCCCTTATGTTGATGTTGAAACGATGGCTCAATAAATGCCAGCATCAACAATTCTTTCGCAAGTTAGACAACCATTAGCCACAGCTTTAGCAAGTGTTGCAGGAAATGTCTATGCCTATGTTCCAGAGTCTGTAATTCCTCCAGCTGTGGTGTGCGTTCCAGATTCACCTTACATTGAATTGGAAACAATTAACAAATCAACTATTCACGCAAAACTTAATTTTACAATCTCAGTTGCCGTTGCTTACAATAGCAATCCTGCTTCATTAGATAACATCGAGCAACTAATCATGAGCGTTCTGGCAGTTATCCCAACAGGATATGTTGTCAGTTCAGTAGAAAGACCTACTGTTACACAAGTTGGAGCAAGCACTCTGTTAATTGCAGATGTTCGAGTTTCTACCTACTACACACAAACCGCATAAGGAGAAATCATGGCAACCACAGTAATAACCGGTCGCGATATTTCGTTGTCTTTCACAGGTGGAACAGACATCGAAGCACAAGCGACTAGCGCAGTATTAACAAAAATGAATGAGCGTCAAGAATACGAAACCCTTGATGGCACAGCTTACAAAACTGTAAGAACCACAGGAACATTTGCTTTATCTATGTTAGCCGATTGGGGCAAGACAAGTTCTGTTTGTGAGGCTCTATGGGCAGCAGCAGAAAGCGCACCTGATACAGATATTTCAATCACACTTACAACTGCAACTGGAGCGCAATTTGTGTTCCCAATTAAGCCTGAATTTCCATCAGCTGGTGGATCAGGGATTGATGCCCAAACTGTTGATTTCAGTTTTACAGTTACAGGCGGAACAGTTGTAGAAACATTTAGTTAAAAAATAGAAACGGGAGCAAAATGAAACTACAAATAAATATCGAATATAACTCAGGCGAGCAAGCAACATATACAGCCCAACCGCCTGAGTTTGCAAAATGGGAAAAGGCTACTTCAAACATCATAAGCCAAGCATCCGAAAAGATCGGAATGTGGGATCTGATGTTTTTGGCATACAACGCTCATAAGCGGGAAGCTGTTGGAAAACCAGTTAAACCTTTTGAAGTATGGATGGAAACGATCGCAGACATTCAAGTCGGTGATGCAAACCCAAAAGCCATCCAGTCGGAAGCCTAAGCAGATTATTGGTTCAGTTGGCAATTGCCACACAAATACCAATGAGCGAATGGGTTGATGGCGAGGACATTTTAACGGCATTAGAGATATTGGAGGAACGGCATGGCAACTAGCACCGAACCTTTAATAGTTTATGATAAAAAAGAACTAATGCAATTTGCCAAAGTCATGAGAACGATGAGCGATATTGCCGTTGAGGAAACCAAGCGCAGAGTTGGCGAACTGGCTCAAAGAGAATTAAATGAAATAAGACAAATAGCATCATCGCGTGGCAAAGTTGCAAACCGAGTTGCGCAAGGTGGCAAAGTTAAGAAGTCGTCATTACTTGGTGAGATATCTTTTGGGTTTGCATCCCAGAAATTCTCAGGCGGAGCAACAACTCAATTCAATACTCGTAACGATCCTAAAGGAAGCCGAACAGGTATTGGTGCAGCATCAGAATTTGGATCAGGAAAATATCCACAATTTCCTAGATGGTCAGGGCCAATGCCAAAAGGACCGGGTTCAAGAGGTTGGTTTATTTATCCAACAATCAGACACTTACAACCAACAATTATTAAAGAGTTTGAAGATATAATTTTGGCAATTAGAAAAGAGTTCAACGATGGCCAGTAGAACCTTAACGCTCGCTTTAGCAGCTGATATTGATAATCTTAAAAAAGGTTTAGATGATGCTGAAAAGGTAGTTAATAAATCAGCGGATAATATAGCTGACTTTGGCAAGAAAGCAGCCGTTGCATTTGCGGTCGCTGGAGCAGCCGTTACAGCATTTGCGGTATCTGCCGTTAAAGCTGCTGCTGAGGATGAAAAGGGTCGTAAGTCTTTAGAACAAACCATCAAGTCAAATACACAGGCTACTGATGAGCAAATCAGATCCATTGATAATTATATTTCAAAGCAATCAATTGCTACCGCTACAACCGATAATGTTTTAAGACCAGCCTTTGCTCGACTTATTAGATCAACTAATGATGTTGCAAAAGCGCAGGATTTGCTTTCATTAGCCCAAGAAATTGCAACCGCTACTGGCAAGCCACTTGAAGTTGTAACAAATGCTTTAGGAAAAAGTTTCGATGGGCAGAATGCTGCTCTTGGTAAATTAGGTTTAGGTATTGATGCTACTACCCTTAAAACTAAATCTCATGAGGAAATCATGCAGATCCTTAAGGGAACATATAAAGGATTTATTGATAATGAAGCAACTAATGCTGAGTTCAAGTTTAAGCAATTAACTATTGCCCTTGATGAAACTAAAGAAAAGATTGGAACTGCTTTGCTGCCTATCGTTAAAGAATTGGCAGATTTCATGTTGGCTACTGTCGTTCCAAATATCGAAGCCTTTGCTGCTGGATTAACTGGTGAAAGCGGAGTTGTTGCTGGAATTACTGATGCAACGCAAGGTGCTTATGAATTTGGTCAGCAATTAATTTCAGTTATTAAATTTGTTATCAGCATAAAAGATGAACTGCTCATATTGGGTGGAATTATTGCAACAGTATTCGTGGCGAATAAAGTGATTGCATTTGTTGGCGCTATTCAAACATTAATTACTGCGATGGTTGCACTTAGAAATGCGGCGGCTGCTGCTGGTGTTGCTACCGCATTTGCAACTGGTGGAACATCTGTCGCTCTTGCAGGTGCTGCTCTTGCTGGCGCAGCTGCTACTTATGGATTAACTCAAATTGCTCCATCAGGTTCAACATCAGTTGGTTCATATCCAAAATCTAGCAATGGATCAAACTTTACTTATGGTGCAGGAAATCCAAGCGTCAATAACATAACAATCAATGCCTTGGATAGTGAGAGCGCAGCTAGAGCCGTTGCTAAGGTGCTTAATGAAAGTGCAGCTAGATCCGTTCCATCATTGAGTGGCACAAGCGTCAAAGGTAACTAATGACTGTCTTTACGCCTGAATGGAAATTGACTGTTGCTGGAACTAATTATACAAATATAGCAATAAGCGATATTCAACATCAGGCTGGTCGGACTGATATTTACAGCCAACCATCCCCATCTTATATGCAGATCACTCTGGTCGCCTTATCAGGTCAAACCTTGCCATTTGCCATTAACGATAGTTTTGCTTTACAGGTCAAAAATAGTGCAGGAACTTATGTCAATATCTTTGGTGGAGATATTACTGACATAACTGTTGAGGTTGGTGCATTTGGAAATGTTGCCGATGTTATCAACTACACAATTTTGGCGATGGGATCTTTGGTTAAGTTGGCAAGAGAATTATATTCTGATGCAGTTTCCCAAGATGAAGATGGCAATCAAATATACGGAATTCTTTCTAGCGTATTGCTGGCATCTTGGAATGATGTTCCAGCAGCATCAACTTGGGCAACATATTCTGCAACTGAAACTTGGGCTACTGCTGGAAATCAAGGACTTGGCGAAATTGATCAGCCCGGACTTTACACAATGCAAAATCGAAGTGGAACGGAAGCCCCAGACACTATTTACAACATTGCAAGCCTTATAGCCAATTCAGCCTTTGGATATTTGTATGAGGACAATGCAGGCAATATCGGTTATGCAGACGCAGATCATCGCCAAACTTATCTGTTAGCCAATGGTTATGTTGATCTTGATGCAAACCATGCTTTAGGATCAGGCTTATCAACCATCACTAGATCAGGTGATATTAGAAATGACATCATCATCAATTACGGCTCAAATTTTGGTTTAGAAAAGACTGCATCATCAGCTTCTTCAATTGC